CATTCAACAAAGTAATAGATTCTTGACCATTTGCGTATCTGATCTGCCTAACTTGCACTTTGAGGAAATCATTGTCCTCAATTGTGTTGGCAACTTGCCTAAATGTATCTAATGCCATATTTCTATTCGAAGACATTGCAATAATGTTTTTTTCGCCAAAAAGGAACAATCCAGCCAATATTCTCATTCTTGCCAAATGAGTTTTACCTTGTTGGCGGCTACATAGCAATAAGTTTGACTTGCGCAAGAATTGGTTATCTTTATCAACGCTCAACATGTCTGAAAGTACGTAATGCTGCCACGGCAATAAAGGCATGTTAATTTTCTCAGCCAGTTCTGCTACTTCGGCAATTCTTGAGTTTGATTTTAAGGGTGGCGTTTGAATCCTAGGTTTTGTATGCCCTAAAACTATTTTTTTAATTGCCCCTCGTTGAGCAGGTTTGCGCTTGGCTTTTGCAGGCTTTTTGAGTTCACTCATGGTTTTTGAAAAGGCGACAAAGGTCGTGTGACCTGCGTCTCAGGGAGAGATACGCCTTGAGAGACAGGGGGGGTAGAAACGCCCCTAAAAAAAAGGCTACCCTTGCTTGAATTGCACGACTTGCACGCTGAGGTTAGGTTGTCCATATCAAAGAGGCTACCCCCTTGCTTGCGTGATGTGATGTGGTCAACAGTTGCATCTGCGCCTTCGAGATGTTTGTGGCAATAGGTACACACCCACCCATCTCTTGCCAATACTCTAAGCCTCATTTGCTTCCACTTACCCGAACCTAATGCATCTTTACTCAATGCCATCCCTTAGTATTGAAATGTTTCAATGCTTTACACGCATTAGTGTAACCGTACTTATCAGTACCGTATCTATGCTCTATGTATTTAAGACCATAATCTATTTGTTCATACTCATTCTTTTGTAACATTAAAGGGTTTTTAATTTGTGCAATTCCATATACCAATGCACTACCATTAAGGTTACCAACAGCCTTATGATTCCAGCCTGACTCCTTACCATACAGCCGTGACAGGCACACCCATTGGTCTTTGCTCTGAATCTTTTGAGCAGCATATTCTTTAACTGACACATGATGTGTTAATGATAGTGCATAAACGGAATCAACTTGTTTAGTGCAAAGGCTAATGCCAATTAAGCAAAGAGATGCCCAAACTGCTACAAGCGGCAACCCTGCGAGCAATCCGCTACGGCGGCTCGCAGTGTCGCTTAAAGGCGACTTGCTTGCTTGAAGCATACTCGCTATGTCAAATCGATTAAACATAGATTATTCTCCTATCTCAATATGTGAGATGTGATTTACCTCACATATTGTTAACCATAACCTTCAGACCATTCATGCCCACAATCTCGGCACAAATGAAAATAATCATTGTTATATTGAGAGGTCTCGGTGTTATACCTTAGACATTCAGGGCATTGATCTTTGCGCATGTGAAGCACTTACCGCTTTCTAATTTCCATGCCCCACATTTGTTGCAGCGCGTTACAGATTTGTCTGTAATAGCCTCAATTCTAGCCTTAACGCCTGTATTTTCACACTTAACACACATAACAACTAAATGTTCTTCACCAACATCATAATCAGTTCTTTCGAGAAATAGCGTAGGTTTACCGCATTTATTACATTTAAACACCCATGTTAAGTCCATTAAGATTTGCCAGCCCATCCATCACCCTTGAAATGAATGGGAACGGTTGACCACACGCGCCTGAGTAATCCCCGACAGATGTTGCACCGAGGCACTTGTTGGTCAACCGCTAATGTAAGTTCTGTCTGCGTCGAACAGAACTCACAAAGGAAATCATATCTAGGCATTAGGTTTAATGTCAGGAATATGATTCACACACTCACAACTAACGCATTTTTTAACACCATCAACAGTCATCATGCGAGGGTCATTACACATTTCGCAACACTCTGACAATGGCACAATGTCTAGTTCAACACCTGCATCTGTAAATGTTGCTCGAACTCCATTTGCGTCAATAATTTCCATGTTACCCATCACTCATCACCCCCAAAATACCAGCGACCATTAGGCGACATCTTTGCCCACACCGCATGCTCTTTTACGTTACCTTTGCAAACATATCCGTAGTAAGGCTTGCCACCCTTGCTTATGCCTTGCTTAAAAATATGTCCATGTTCACACTCAGGCGGTGGATTAGGTATTTGCGTACCTATTGCATCTACAACCTCACCAACAGTCCATTGAGTAGGCTCAGATTCTTTATTCTCAACAGTAAATGATTCTCTAAGTACAGATTCTACTGCTGCCGATCTTGTATTCGGTCTGCCATATATTGCTTTAGGAGTCTCTGCTGCAATGACCTTAGCCATTTCGCTTTGACTAGGTCTCTTTCCCTTGGCGGCATACCCTGCATTTGCCAACGCTCTGCCAATTGCAGAAGTCTCCGCGTTCTCCAACGCGCTAGTAGAATTGACGCCTCTATCTGAAACCATCTCATAAGCGAGACCAGTAGCAAAAGGTTTAGCATCAACGCATGTCCTGTATATTTCAGCACGAACAATGAAACGAGTATTGCTCGCTTCAACAAGTTCCGTATTAACCATAAAATCAGGATTATCAGCAATAAACTTTCCAAGTCTCACCTCTACCGTTTCATAGTCGTTTATGTTAAATGCCATCACATATTCCTTTTACATAATAAGCAATGATTGTTGCCAAATGTTCATTATCTTTTATAATCCATATCTTGTCATTTGGTTCACCGAAATTGTGGCAATGCCCACCGCAACTTTTATGTTCTTCGATAATGTATGAGATTTGTTCTTTAATTCCCTGCAAATCAACGCTCATCATCTACTCCAAAATCTTCTTCATAGGAATTTAAGAGTTCGTTATAGATCGCCGCGTAACCAAGGATGTCTTTAATACTGTCTTGATGATTTGGAGACTCGGTAAGTCTTGAGACTTTGACGAGCAGCATACACATACTGGCTTGCATTGGCGATATGTAATCTCCAAGGTAAGCAGACCACAACTCTGAGATTCGTTCATGATTTGTGCGACTGCTTCCGTAAACGCTGCCTCTTTCATGTAATGTTCCCTTCACCTCGTCTAATAGTTCGTTAGTCTTGCTTCTCATAATCAAACACCTCATCACTCTTAGCCTTGATGTTGGCAATTCTCCTATGAGAATCCCATCCTGCTTTTCGACCTTTCCAATAACCTGAGTTAAAGGATTCTTCTTTTATGACTGCAATGATATAGACAAGAACCGACGCGCCAAGAATCCACCACGCCCATATTAATCCTGCTTCTTTCATTGTCTCACCCCTGCCCCATACCAAGAACCTGAATAGTCAGTTGTAAAGCAGTACTGACCAACTGCGTCATCAAAAGAAATACTGTAACTGTTACCTTGTTGTGTTAAATATTCGCAAGCAAGTAATGTTGATGCGTAGTTTTCAGTCCAATAAATAAACTTGTGATTCCAGTTTATTGTGTCGTCAAAACGCGCAGCCTGTTCTTTCCAGTCTGTAAGTGAATTCCACTCCATTTGAGTTTCAGTCAAACGGTCAAAGTCGTTGGCTGTTAACTTCATTAGTTCACCTCATTCAGTGAAGTGCCGCAACATTCGCAAGAAGTTATGTAGCCAAAACCCATACGATAAACTGCAATTTGCCATAGTTTGCAATTGCTGCATGTAGCACCAACATATTTTTCTCTGTTCATAGTTTGCATTTCGTACCTTTCGTTATACCAAGCCCGTCTGCTTGATGATGGAAGTTTGACACAAGTCAAATAAGCCCACAACTAAAATGTCGGCGTGTTGTATAACGGTTTGGTAACGAACCCTAAAGGATACCTAGAGAGTCAAACTCATCTATTTGGTGGTCAATATCCCTAGGTTCGTAATCTGTCTGCCTACCCATAGGTCTTGCCTTCGACTATGAAACTACCGTCTTTTTCTATAGGCACAAAGACAGGTGATACTTTCTTATTATTTACATATAAAATGCCGAATCCTTGTTGCCAGTTGCCTGACCCACCTTTAAGGTATTTAGCCGATTTGAAGTCCATTAAATTGCCAACCTCTAAACCGTATAAGGTATTCCCTATTTTGCCCCCTGACGAGGCTGTAAAGGCTGCTAACCCTGCTCGGTGAGTATGACCACATACCACACTCTTTCCATGCCTTATAGCCAATCCTAGGGCTGTTTGACCACCTTTCTGAGATACCTGTCCTTCGTCTCCATGAAGGATAATCCAGTTAGGTGCAATAGGCATTGGCTCACGCCAAAACTTGATGCCTAACTCAGGCAGTCCAAGCCAATTTTCAAAGCGTAATTCAGGAAGGGATGCAAAGGCTGGAAGTCTTGTTTTGATTGAGTTCCATAAACGGTCAGTGTGGTTTGACCTCACCATATCTGTTACCTGTAAGTCGTAAAGGACTTGTTTAGTAAGTTGGCGATCTCGGTCAAGTGTTCCTGCAAATTCACCTGCCAAACCGCGTTCCCATTTTGAAAGTTGGGGTAAATCAATTTCATCACCAACCGTTGCGACTTGGTCGGGTTTGTATTTTGCAATAAATCGTACAAGGTTTTTAGTTGCGATTGGGTCATGATATGGTATTTGTAAATCAGATATTAAGACTATTCGCTTAATCGTCATCCTCATCTTCGTAGGGATCATGGTCAGGATTGACTGGATTAATGTCAGGTGCAGTTGGTATTAACCATTCAGGATATGAAGCCCGATCATTAACAATTGCTAAAGCCTGATCCACTGGAAATCCAGCCTTTCTAAGCGACAAATAGTATTCACGCACACTAATAGCGTAGGTATCGAGTTTAGACATTACTTTGTCATGCTCGTACTTACCCACGCGTCTAGTTGTCTTGCGTCTTTTCTTTTGTGCCATGTCTAAAGTTTACTTCCTACTTATGACAATAAAGAGTTCATCCAGTCTTTGCTCAAGGCGTGTCACTTGGTCTTTTAGACTTTCTCCGCCATTTGGTCTAAGTTCATTTAACCAACCTTTTACTAGCCAGCGTAAGCCAGCAAGTACTCCAATAAGTGTTGTGGTAATTCCAGCAGCAAAGCCAGCCCACTCAAGGGCTGTCATTACTCTTTGCTACCTACACCGAAAGAATTATCGTTAGGGTTAATTGCACGCAAGATAGGTGCTGCAAAGGCAACTAAAAATGCTTTCCAAATATCCTGCAATGTGCCTTCGGGATTGGTTACATAAACTGTTGCAAGGCAAACAAATGCGCTGCGTGTGTAAGACTCAATTACTGCAAGTGTTTTCTTATTCATCTTTACCTCCTAGTAGTGGTATGTTAAAAAACTCTAAATTATTATCTTGGTTCTTTCTAAAACTAATATGTATATGGTGTTTATGGGGTGAAAATCCGCGATAGCGTCTCCACTTGTAATTTAACACTGGAGAAGCAATCATGCCCAAATGAATTACATAAGATATACGTCCGTGATTTTTGGCGTAGAGTCGTAACTGATCTGCCAAATATGCTGAATCCCCTTTGTTGTCAGAAAGGCTAGCGTCAATGTCGATTGCACGAACCACACCGTTTGCTGCGTCGGGTATGTGATCTGACTTACCCGCCTGTTGATGACGTAAATCTGCAATCCACCCATCAGATTTACGAAAACGACTTGGGTATGAGTCATCAATCTGTTCGCGCAACTGAACCGCAGCCTTTGATAACCAAGGTTTCATTATGAAAGAAGTAGTTTTGCTTCCTCGGCACTAATCCCAAGTTTCGCCAACAACTCAGTTTTAGCACTTGTTTTTGCTTCCGCTTGAGCAATTAACATTTCCGTTTCTTCTCTATCGCTCAAATACTGTTTATATTCATCATCATTAAATTCTCTTTGTATGACTTCTCCAGTTGTAGCATTATGAATTGTTTTTAATAATTTATTCATTATTTTACTCCGTATAATGTGTAAGTGCCGCCCGAAAAAGTACCTGAGTCAACTGTTATATCAATCGAAGAAATAGCGCTTGTTGATCCAAACCTAGTAATACTCATAGCGGCTGCACCTCTATTAGTAGTTGTAACCCATGGTAACCTGTAACTTACAATTGCTTTGTGAGTTGTAGTGTTAGCATAATCCCAAAAATATAAAACATATTCATTAGTTGTTATACCTGATTTATTGGTATCCGTAGCAGGCAAGTTCATGTAAATACCATTATTTTCTTCTTGGTAACCAAGAAAACCTGCTGTTGAACCAGAAAAACCACCTGTCATATAACCAGTTGTTGCACCATTTGGCCTAATTCTTTCGGAAGCATTGGTAGATAAATTACTTCCTCTAATTTGTAAATATAAATCAGTATAAGACGAACTTATACTACTTATTGAGACCGCAGAACCTGAAAGTGAACCAGTTGCTAAAGAAGTATATGCACCACCAGCAGGGGTAGCCCATTTTAATCCAAGTGCTTGAGTTGAATCCGCTGTTAGAACTTGATTATTTGTGCCAATTGGTATTCTTGCGTTACCAGTATCATAACCAAATAAATCACCTTTAGTAGTTAAAGGGATTGAAACGCCTGCTTGAATGTAATCAAAGAAAATAGAAGCGCTTGCGCTCGTGAAATATAGTTGTCCGCCTTCCCATTGCACTAATGCCAATGAACCTGCGGTTGTAACCGTTGCTGTACCTGCTGTGATTGTGCAAACTCCAGCACCAATGTTTTGAATCCACACCGCATCTCCAGCAGCAAAAAGCGCTGTATTAACCGTAATGGTTGTAGATGATGCGCTATTCATTTGAATCACCGTACCAGCGTCGGCGGCTGTTAATACATACGAAGTAGTCTTGACGACTGGCGTTCCACCACCCATTGCTGTCTGCTGAAGGGAAGTCATTTGAGCGGCAGTCAAAATCTGCCCTGTTGAAAAACTTTGCTTTGCCATCATATCTCCTTGTTAGTAACTAAGTATATCATCATCTAATTGTCCATAGGTGGAATTGTCCAATATGAAGCCATCAACCAATGGTTCAAGAGTCACAAAATTTCCAGTCCAGCGATTTGGGGTTATTTCCCATGACACGCCCTGAATTTGCAGATTTTTGGTTATTGTTGTGTTGTCAGGCTGGATATTACTTATTAAAACATTTGTAAAATAATCCATATCTAAGATTGTGGCTGCTGGAACGCTTGTGTCGTACAGATCAATCATCATTTCGTCAATTCGGATTGTCGTGCTTGCTCTAGTAGCAACATAGATTTTGGCAATATTTAAAGTATCTGTATCTGTTTCTGCAATCAAATCTGAGTATGTAATAGAATGAGGAAAATATGTAGAAACGCTAGTTGCATTAACATCAGTTTGAGTTGTGCCACCAATTCTAGTTACATTTGCTTGGTTAACAATTAATTTGTCGTCAAAGGCAAATTTTAAGTTTCTATAAGGTATTCCGCCTGTTTGATTAAAACTAATCGGAGAGTTGCCAGCAGAACCTATTGTGTTTGATCTATTTTTAAATACTGCATTGCCTTCAGGATCAATGTAAAAAGCGCCTTGTTCTGAAGTTTCGCAATTTTGGATTGCTGCTAATGCTGTTCTTCTAGTTGCAGGATCAGCCTGAGTATTTGTATTTCCTGTATCTACAAGTCTCATTGCCGTTGGGAAAGATACTGTATCTAATATTTTATTAATTCTCGTGCCAGTATCTTGTCCAGCCGCCTGATCTGTAACTGTATTAATTGCAGCCAAATTAAATAATCTAAAACCATCACTTGCGTTAATATCTACATAAGATACATTTTCTGCTTGGTCGTATGTGTAAATGTAATCTGTTGTATAACCACTAAATAAATAATATTGCGTTCCGCCATAGGTAGCAGATATTCTCAATTTTCTTAATGGAGTTAAATAACCATAATAAGGACTAGATGGATTTTGTGGATTGAAATTACCTGAAGGGTCATACACTCTTATTGTGCATGTGCCTGCTTCATAAGTATCTCGATTAATATTTCTTCCGCGTTTTATTGATATGTTTCTAGTTGTGTTTGTTAGGTCAACAATTAAAGAACTTGCACCTGTTTCAGATAACACATCAAAGCCCAACATGCTTGTATCAAGAATAAAAGGATTTCCAAAAGTTGCGCCTGAACTAAAGTTTAGGCTTACATTTAATACAGGTAAAGCCATTATCCAGCAGCCGAGTTGACGGTGGCAAATGAACCTGAAGCGGATGAGTCAATTAATCCATTACGAAGTTCGTTTAATAATTGTTGAGTAGCGCCATTAACATAAATATTTGTAGTTGAAGATGGCTGCGCTTGACCAAATGGTGTTCCTACATAATTCATTGCCATATCGTATCCACCTTGCGAACCTATGTAAGTGCTAACATTTGAACCTGCTTGACCAAATGGTGTGCCAATATATCTTCCTGCTGCATCAAAATTACCATTTGCGCCAGTACCAGTATTGGGTGCTATTGGCTTGACTTCGGCAAGTAATTTTAACATTTCTAAAATTTTCTTCATTAACGCATCAATTTCTTCACTCCACCCTTTAAATGGCCAAATAGCAGGTGGTAATTTTGCAATGGCTTCACCAAGTTTAGTGGTCTGTAATTGAGACAAAGCAAGTTCAGTAGCAAGTTTTTCTGCTTCTCCAGCATTTCCCTGAAGTATCGCAAATTGTAATTGCAATCTTAATTTTTCTTGATCGCTAATTTTTCCTTGTAATGCAGCAATAATTTGTATTTGGTCTAGGTCAAGTATCGATTGAGCCTTTTTTAACGCAGCCTGTTTTTTTGCTTCAGCAGTTTGCGCCTTGATTGCTGCTAATTGTGCAGCAAGCGCTTTCTTTGCATCTGCTTGTCGTTTCTTTTCTTCAGCCCTTAATTTTTCATAAGGAAAGTTGGCAGACATAGGGTCGTAAGGTTTATCAAAATTTAACTTATATTGCGCAACTTTTGAATCATACATTTGTGCATCTGACAAACCTTTTGTTACTTTAATAAATTTGCTTGTTTGATCTATTAAGCCTGCAATCTTACTGGCAAGTTTATCAATACCGCTACCCGTTTTTTCAGGGTCGCCAAATGTTTTATCTAATGCTTTTAATAAAGCCCCACCAATTGTTTCTGAAGCGTCTGAAGCATGCGCCTGAAGAATTGCTATTTTGCCAGCAAAAGATTCTGCGGCTAATGATGCTTGCCCATCAAACTTTTTGCTCAAATAATCTGTAATATCCGCGAGGCTCATAGTTTTTAATTGAGCAGCATTTAAACCAACGCCAAGTTTTCCTATTGCGGCTTTTTCTCCAATAGCCGCTTTAGATAAAGCAACCGTAACTGTTTGCAAATCTTTAGTTGTGCCTGCTGAAACATCAAGGGCAACAGACAACAAATCTTGCGCTTTTTTAGCATCTAAAGTTGAGTTAACTAATTGAACAAAAGCAGGTCTTAGTTCGTCGTCAAGAACTCCAGTCGTGTTTTGTAATTTTTGAATAAATCCAGCCGTGCTAATTACAGCATAACTTTGACCTAAGTTTTCCAATGTTTTAGATAATGCGCCTGCCGCTTTTTGGTCATCCGCAAAAGCCTTAACCGCGTTCTTGCTAAATTTAACAGCCTCAAATGCACCATAGGCAATACCTAAAGTTTTAACCGCTTTTCCAAGGGAGTTTAATCCTTTTCTAGCATCTTTAATTCCTTTATCTTTAAGGGTGGTAATAATTGGAATTTCAATTGTCATGCTGCCAACCCCAATCTTGCTTTAAACTTGGTTTGTGTTTTGCTAATTGCTGCAAATACTGCGTTTGTAACCTTGCCTTGATCTCTAAAATATGCTGCGTATAGCAAACGACCTTTGTCAACATCTCTTGAACCAATAGACTTAAAACCACCATAAGTGCCTTGAATTGCTCTATTAAAATGAGCGCCAGCATTACGGTTATTACTTTGAGAATCTGAAGCGCCGTTAAAGTTTTTACGACCAGCAGTCTCAATAATTGCACCAACTGCTGATTTATTTAATAATCTATAAATTCCAACATATCCAGCGCTATTACGGCGAGAAGTGCCAACGCTGTAAGTTAAACCTTTTCTAATTACCATTTGGTTGTACTTAGGGAACGCTCTTAAGTTGGGTGCAAAAGCAGTCTTGGCTTTAGTCCGAGAAATTACAACATTGCCTTTGTCTTGCCAGTTGTATAATCCATTAACATTAGGCGTAACGCTGTTTCTAGCATCTGCAACTACAACCTTAAGCGCGGTACGAATTTCACCGCGCATTTCTTTAAGCAAATCAGGCGCGTATGCTTTTAAGGCTTTTTGTGTCTCAATGAGACCTTTTACCTCTACTGGCATTTTCCACCTTTTTTGCTCTGTCTTTTAAATAGGCAATTGTCGCTAAGAATAATGACCTATCCATTTTTAAATACTCTGAGTGCGGTATGCCAGTTTCAACTGCTAAAGTAGCAACTAAATAAGTAAAGTCATACCGCGTCACCCATTTGGGGAGTCAGCATCCATAATCTCTACTTTAGATAGAGTTTCTAGATACTTGTCACCAAATGGGGGAACGGTTACGCCAGCGCGTCTTTCGGCTTCCCATGAAAGCCAATAGACGTCTGACTGTTTTTCTTCATCTCTAAATCTTTTATGAAATCCTGATTTAAAGTTTTGTTCAAATGCGTACTCAAGTGCAGGAGTTATGTCATAATCTGTCACATCCCCTGAAGCCTTTGTCACTCGAAGTTTAATCATTTTATCTCCCTAGAATGAACCTGAAGTTGCAATGGTAATTGCACCATTGACAGTAAAGGTTACATCCTGCATGCCCAAATCGCCAACAGCGCCGTTAATGTCGGTGGTGTTATTTATTAAGCAAGTCATTGTATAAAGAGGGTTTGTTGTGCTAACTGCTGCACCTTTATCTTGCAAAAGGACAACCGTTACTGAAGTTCCCCATGTTGAAGCCAATGTACCGCGAACGCTTGTTGCTGGGTCATTGTCGTTCAAAAAGGATAAAGTCAGGCTTGATGCTTCCAAGCCCTTAACAAATTTGTGACCTGTATCACCCATTGCGGTAACTTCAAGTTCATCAAATGTGCGGTTTAGTGTGACGGCGGTCACATGGTCAGAAAGGTCAACGGAATTAACCTTTACGCCGACCTTGTTATTTAGAAATACAGCCATTGGTTATTCCTCATCTTTCTTTGATACGGTTTTTGGCTTAGGTGTTATTTGCCCGACTTTTTCAAGCCAAGCCTTGTCCTCGGAAGGAACATCTATAATTTCGCTCATTTTAACTCCAACTTGTCATGATTGAGACGGACATCTCACTCGTAAGCATTTCGCCTGCAACATTTGATAAAACGCTTGGTGCAGTTGTATTGCCAACACTTATTTTTAATGTGGTTGATGCGGCAAGTTTATTAAACACGCCTACAACCATATCTTCGATACCATTCAAATTTCCTTGATTATCAAACATTGGAACAATCATTATTATTTTAAAATTAACTTTAGGTGCAACGCTTGAGTAAATGTTATTTGATGGCTCAATGTATGGGTCATCAGGTTGAACAATTACTGAATTTGCAATGGGCGTGGCAGGTGGGTACGAAAACACCTGCCAAACCCCAGCGTTAGTTAACGCTGTCGCAAGGGTTGATCTGAGAGTTGTAACGGCAACTGTCATTATCCAACCAAGCCATTAGGTGATAAATGATTTGCTAACAAACCCCTGAGTCGTGCTAAGACAGTATTTCCCATGCGGTAAGGTGATGGTTGAAAATCAGGTGAAATACCACCTGCATTACTTGCTTGTCTTGCTTGCCAAATATCTACCGCAAGCATTGCAGACGCTTCACGAATTTCAGGAGTAGTTGCATAATCAACATGTGTCGTTGCTTTTATCGTACCGTAAGGTAAAACTGGGTGTTTATCTTCAACTGTTGCGTTTGCAACAACATAGGTGATTGAATAATCTGTTTTTGTTGTTACTTGTTTTCCACCGTTATATTTTAAACCGCAGTTTTCAACAACTACTGTTTCGCCAACTAATATATTGTGAATCTTGTCTGTATAAATTGTGGCTGAAGTTGTGCTAGTAATTTCAGATGCAACAACATTGTAATTGTTGAACCACAAATAACTTTTAATTATATTTTCGGCAGCCTGCGCAACTTCTTCAACTACTGAGTCAGAATATAAATTTCCAATGCCCAATAATACGCGAAGTTCGCTTTGAGTAATATATGTGGCTGCCATCTTAACCTTTCTTAAAAGTTAGAGGGCAAAGGCTTCCAATGCCCTCTAACGCGATTGATCTAACTAATTAGATCAGGACTTGTTCCAGCGACGGATTCCTGCGCCAATCTTTGTTGCGATTGCGTAGTATCCATAAACTGCCACCTGTAAACGACCGTTTGAAAGTGCTTGAACCTGCACGGTTGTTTTAGGTGCTTCGTAGAATGTAATTGCTGAAGGATTGATTAGGAACATTGAATCATCACCAGTTCCTGAACCGATAAATGGGTCAACATAGTAGTTAGTTCCCAATACTGAACCTACAACGGCAGATGGTGAAGCAATACCTGAGTTATTAACAGGATTTGCTGCCGCGTAGATTGGGCGCTTTGTTGAATCTTGAGCGTTTAGTAATACTGACCACCATGAACTGTTAGAAACTAAATTCGTTGCAAATCCGCCAGTTGCAGCATAAGCAGCAGCAGCCTCAGTTGCAATAAATGATTGAAGTCCATCTGCGTCGGCGGTTGCAACAGCAGTACCAGCAGTACCGCCTGTTACGAAAGCAGTGAATACTGCCTCATCTGTTGCTTTTGCATAAGCATTGTTAAGTTCACGAATTAACTCATCATAAAATACTGGAGATGAGCGGTCTAGCAACTCCCATGAAATTGTTTGTAATCCTGCTGCTTTTTTAACATCAACAGTAATATATCCTGAAGCCATCTCAGTACCACCAAGTGCTTCACCCTCTGTTGAGTTGCCATCAATTGTTGGTGCAGTTGTAAGTTTAGGAATTGTGAATGACATTCCTGAACTTGGAAGCGCGCCGCGAGAAATAGCATCCACGGATGGTCTTACACCAATTGTGCTTGTAATAAATTCTTGCAGGTGTGGCGCTAAAGTCAAACCTGTATTGGTTGTTGTGTCATCTGTTGCAAGAATTGTTTGACGAGCAGAATCGTCACCCATTGCAGCCTTAATGTGTGCTTCAAGATATTGTCCTGAAGTTAATGGTGCAACGCGTGGCTTTGTATAAACTGCCGCTTGTACTGTTGGGCGTGAGGCTTCAACCGCAGGGGTCTCTACTACCTCAGTCGCAACAGGTGTATCGGTATTTGTGTTTTCCACAATTTCCTCATTTTCTGTTTTGTTTTCGGTTGAAACCGCTTCCGTATTTTCGGATGCGGCAACGCTTGTTACCTCAGCAGATTTAAATGCTGCTGCCTGTACTAGCGAAACTTCAAGAAGACGAGCCGCGCTAACGCGATAAACACCGTCTTTGTTTTTTCCTTTAATAACTTCAACACCAACTGACAAACCGCTTCGCAAATTTTCACTTGCCTCAATTAGGCTATCTGTTCCTCTTGTAGTGTTAGATACTTTAAATTCAGCATAGATTCCAGTTAAATCTTCTGAAATATTTTTCATGCGACCAATTGGTTTTTTAGGGTCGTGTTCTAATAATAATTTAACATTTTTAGGGTCATCTATTTGGATACTATTTGCTTCAAATATAACTTTACCTGCGCTAGTGTTTCCAATTTCATCACCATAAGGTGCAATTTTTCCTGCAATAATTCTGCGTGATTCAGATGCTTCCAAATCAGCGCTAAAGTTAATTATTTCCATTTGGACTCAATTCTTCCATTGATCTTGCTTGTTCAACGGTTATTAGGTTTAGGGCTAACATTTTTTCAATGACTGCAAGTCTTTCCATTGGGTCGGTTCGCAAGAAACCTGAGTCAATGTCAAAACAAATATATTGTGTCATTGGCGACAGATCATCTTGACTGAATCTACTTTCAATTGCATGTAAATATGGCGCAAGAGTAAATGAAACAAGTTGACGACGGTTATCTAATATGTTCTGATAAACCATACTATTGTTCATGTCAGCATTTAAATAAAAAGCGTCAATGTTAAATAATCTTGCAATTTGAGCGCTCATCTGTTGAATTGCATCATTGTAAGCCATGTCTTTCGGCGAAAACGCAACAGGTTGATAATCAAGCGTGCTTGTTAAATATGCTGTTGATCTTGCTTGTCTAGCAGATTTCCATGATGCCAATAATCCTGCAACTTCTTGTTCGCCTAAATCAGCACCGTTATTTTTTAATATTCCGCTAGGAATTGGCGAGGTGGCACTTATTGCTGCTGCTTTTTCTAAATCAGATGCTGCTTTTAATATTCTTGCACCTGAAGTTAAAATTGGGTCTTTACCAACTTGGATTGTAATTAGTGAACCAAGTCCTGACATTGGTACTGCTTTACCGTCAACAAAGTATTGATCGACTAATGTATTGTTTTTATTTAATTCAACTGTTACTCTAGAATTAGCAACAAATTCAAAACGAGATGGTCGTTGGTCATCCTGATAAATTTCGGTTACCTGTAAGTAACTTGTCGAATAGAATAGCAAACTATCTACTATCCAACTTAATGTAACAGCATTTGGAGTGTTTTTAGTTAATTGATCTACCCATGGTAAATTTGGAATTTCTTGGTCTGTTGCTTTTTGGTAAGTATGAAATTCCATTCCTGAGATAATTCCACAAATAATATTGCGTGCTTGTTGCACGGATGGAATTGTTATTGCCTCAGCACGGTCAATTGTAAATGCACTCAACGGTGTGTAGTAATTAAAAGGGTCAGCCATAATAGATGGCGCAAGTTGTGCTTTAATATCTGTTTTCGGTGTAAGTCCTACTAAATCGCGGAAAAATCCCATTAGATAATTATATCAGATATGTTAGACAAATATCTTAGGTACTGAGATAGGTTTACTCAACATGTGAACAACCATTGCAGTTGAAATTGCTGCCGTGACATCTCCAGCAGATTTTCTCCTAATAATGCGCCAACCAGCATCATTTTGTTTTGCTGCGCAATTATTCATTGAAGAAACCCATTCAGGTTGTCCGCTATGCACAATACGTGAATTGGTCAAACTATCTGCCAACTCGCCACATGCCTGATAAAACGCTTGCCCACTAATATCAACCAATTTATGACCTGATTGCTCTAATTTTTGAGCAATTGATGCGGTTGCATATTTATCGTATGCAATTTGAACTGGTCGGTATTTCATTGCCCATTCATGTATTGAACTAGCCATTTTTACTTCATCAATTGCTACTTCGCTGCTAAATGTTTCCATAACCCCAACTCCAATCTTTCCATCAATCATTTGGGCTGCAACTAATGAACCGTTGCGTTTTGACGGACTAACATCAAATGCCATTACGGTCATTGCGCCAACTGGTAGTAACAACTCAGATATTGAGCAGGCTTCAATACTTCCAAATGTCCACGGTGAAACTTGTGAATCAATCCACATGCAAAGAGTTTCTGTCAATGTGGCTTCAATTGAGTTTGTAGCAATAGATTCTTCGATCGCTTCCTCAGTTACCGTATAACCAAGGGCAGGGTTAGCCATTGCCCAAAATTTGCGGTTATGTATATCTTGTCTAGCAGCCAATGGCGCTGAATACTCCCAAAACCCAAATGTCTTACTTGGATAATCCAAGGCACGCGATCTAAGGTCATTCAGTACCGTGCTAAAGGCATCACCTGCGTTTGAGGTCATCAAAGTTTGAGAATTGGGTCTTGCTCTTGTAGTAGGTACGGCTGCCTTAAATGCTTCTTCGCTTATTTCGCGTAATTCATCAATGTAAAGCAAGTCAGCAGTTTTACCGCGTGAACCGTCACGCGTAGCCGCAACAATCTCATAACGTGCGCCATTCAACAAAGTAATAGATTCTTGACCATTTGCGTATCTGATCTGCCTAACTTGCACTTTGAGGAAATCATTGTCCTCAATTGTGTTGGCAACTTGCCTAAATGTATCTAATGCCATATTTC